ATGAAACGCATTGACGGTAAAACCCCTTTTGGCGGTGATTACGCCGAATTTCATTTTTTGGATGCCGAAAACAATGAAGTTGATGAGGGCAAGGAAACAAGCATTGTTATCCGTGAGTGTAAAGCGGATGGAACGCTTGTGAAAGAAATATGGGCTAGGGTGTCTGATAACTGGTATAAAAACAATCCTACGGACGTTATTTGGTGGAAAGACACGCCGGACGGTGTTGGCGAATGGCTTTTTAGTTTCGACAAAAAGACCGTGTTCAATATGTTCGCTGACTACCCCAAAACCCTAACCCCGGAACAGAAACAGATTTTTGATAAAGAAAACCCCGAATGGGCGGACTTCTTCAAAGATCGCCAAGAGAACAACATAAAATGACGAAACAAGAAGCGAAAAAGATTCTTGAAGCCTATCGGGAAACCGATGAAGATACGGGCGAGAAATACGGATATATCATCCAGAGCTATCACGGAGAGTATGACGGCGGCTTTGTATTTAGATGCAAAGTTGAGGGTGTAAAGTATAAAGCTACTGACACCTTGCCGCTGGTTTCCGTCCTTTCGGATGGTAAAGTTGTAGTTCTCCCGACTTGATTAAAAAGGGGTGCAGTTCATAATGCCGATGCCTAGTTTTTACACAAGCCCGTATTTTGTGAATGAGCCGGATAACTGGCATTTGACGGATGATGCCCCGGAAGATGTACGCAAAGAGTTTGAGGAATACATGAATTATCCCGATTGTGTGCAGGATAATGAGCTTATAAGGGCTATGAAAAGCTATTATCGCGCATTTGGCGATACTTTCCCAAGTTATCCGAATCCCCCGGAAAATGCTGTTGAAATCATCCGGGATTGTTTGCAGAAAAAGAAAGATGTGTATGAGTTGGGCTATCTTAGCTTAGATGATAGCATCATATACTAAACAAAAAAACGCACTTTTGAAAGTTAATTTTCAAAGGTGCATTTTTCTCTATGAGTTAAGCATAGCTGTTGGACAACTCCAACATGATTTCTTGATGGGTGGGATATACAGCGGGAACGCCGCTTGATTTGTAAGCGGTGGTGACGCCGTTTTGCGTTACTGTCAATTTTGATCCGGCTTTGATGGAAACATCCGGCGACAGGAACACTTTAACGCCTTGCGAAATTGTCGCAACGGTATCTGTTTGGACTGCACTTGAAAGCGTTTCAAAAGACAGCTTGCAAGGCTGGTTCTCCAACACAATGACTTCTTTTGTACTGGTAATATGGGTGTTAGGGTCTTTGACGGATTGCCGTTCCGATACCATCATAACGCCTGTATAGGTGCTTTCTATGGCCTTTCGTGCGGCTTTCTGCGCCGATTGCATCGCTTTAATCATCGTGCGAAATCCCCCTTTCGGTTAAAGTTTATTAAAGCCCATGATATAGCCGCAAATCCGCCTGTAAAGCCCTGTAATGCTGTTTTGTCGGTGAGATGGGAAAAGATATTAAGCGGTAAAGCCGTGGCCTACAAGCGTTAAATCCATGCTGTGTTCATCCAAATACAGATTGTGGGTAACATCTTCAACCATCATATAATTTTTAAGCTGAACATCGCCCAAATCTAGCAATGTGGGTATCAGACAACCCGGCCTAATGTTGGGATTGCCAAAAGCGCCCTTTAGCTTTAGATTTTTTGTTTTCCGATTGTACAGCTTTAACAGTGCTTCAGCTTTGGCGTTGCCGTTTTCGTTGGCAGTTAAGCTATCATCAAAGTATTGCAGAACACCCCATTTGTTCATGTTTGATTCATCGGATGCAACGCACGGTGTTCTTTCGCCCTTTTCACTGTCGTTGTACATCAAGACAACTTTATTGTAAGTCTGTTTGTCAATGCTGGAAGTATAAGTGAAATCTTCGCTGTTCCCATCATAAACCAGAAAATCAGGAACTTTCATATCTGCAATGTTTTTGAGGGTCAGCTTTCCAAAATCATCATACAGAACGAACATTTGCTTTGTGTTCTGCATGGTGAGATCAAGAGCGTTTTCAATCATTTCAAAAAGTGAAGTGTTATCTTCAACCCTTGAGGGGATTTTATAGCCCGTATCCGCGAGATCACCGATGGTTAAGTGAAAATCTTCGCAAACCATCTTAATGAAATCGGACGCTGTTTTGTTCTTATAAACGTAGGTGGATTTGTTTTTGAGATAACGAATCTGATCGTAGGCGGTTACTTTCAACAGAGAATCTTTACTTGACTGTTTTGTAAAGACATAACCCATAAAAACGGGAATACCGTCTATTTTCAGATGTACCGGGTCACCCTCTTCAAATTCCGGGGCTGTTTCCTTTAGCATACTAAAATCTAGCTTGCCGGGGGTACTACGTCTTTTCAAGGTCAACTTTACACCCTCTTGCACAGCAGGAAGAAAGCCGCTTGTTTTACTTGTACCGATCAGTAATTCATACTTTCCAACGGAAAGATTCATGTGCATCACCCCTTTTTGTGTTGCCAACTACCTTTGCGAATAGTTCATCTATGCTCAATTCCTGTTGAACAGCCTGTTCATTTTGGTGTATCTTATATGCAAGATGAGCCGCTTTTTCTTGCTGTTCAATACGATTCAAGGCAATGTTTTCTGTGATTGAACCGTTGGAATTGAAATAGCCCAAACTGCCTTTGTACGCTCTGGATGGAATATACCCATAGATAGAAGCGATTTCTTCTAACCGTTTCTTGCAATTTAAGGTTTGCAAGGCTTTATCTCGAATTTGGGCTATTCGTTGTTCTGAAATATGAAGTTCGTCTTTTAGTTCTCGCAACGTCTTAGAGCGGCAATAAAGCCCCGAAATAACATAGCTTTCAGTGTCCTTTAGTTCGTCTACGATGTTCCAAAGAACACGGTTTGCATATTCTCGCTCAAGCCGTTCTGTAACATCATCTTCCATGCTTGACGGATCGGGAATAGAATCTTCCAATAATAGCCCGTCCGCCCCCTCAACAGGGGATTCCAGACTTACAACGGACGATTCAAACGCCGCTTTCCGCAAGTTGTCCAGCTTATTTGCGGAAATGTTCAACGCTCTGCATATTTCAAAATCAGACGGATTTTTATTTTCACTTTGGCACTGTGCTAAAAAGCGTTTGTACCGTGCAATTTCGGAAAGTAGGTGAATCGGAATCCGCTTGACATTGCCGCAATTTCCACAATAAAGCTGGATATACCGCTGAATCCAATACCCCGCATAGGTTATAAATTTTGTCTCATGGTCTGGATTGTACATAGAAGCGGCCTTTTGCAAACCTAAATAGCCCTCTTGCATGAGATCATCTATTTCAGCCTGTTTAGAGTATTTCCTTGCGGTATTGTAGATGAAAGGACGATTTTTCAAGTAAAGCTGTTCCAAGTTGGAAGAAACATTGATCCCGGCTTGAATCTGCCTTACAAGTTCTTCATTTTCAACTTGAACTCCATTTTGCTTTTCGTTCGTCATATCGGTCTTTTTCATACGTCACCAGAGAAATCATTGTATCAATCGTTCTTTTGCTTGCGCCGTTTTCTTTGGCACGCAAGATAAGTTCAAGATGATTTCGGATTGCTAATTCATCTTGTTGCAAAATTTCTCGTTCTAAATCGGTCATCGGTTGAAATCCTCAATTATGCCGTATGAAAATATCAGCCGTTCAGACCGTCCAAAATGATTTCTTCGTTGGTGGGAATGTAGTTGGTGAACATCTGCGGGTATTCCATGGCAAGGGCTTCATACTGCTTGCCGATCTCCATCATGGTATCAGGCAGAGCGAGAACGGAATAAATAGTATGATCCTGCACTTCAAAGCGGGTCATGCCGTTATAGTCCATTTTGACGATCTCATGGTTGGACAGCATGGGGCAATCTGCAACGGTTTCAAGTTCTTTCAGGCGGTCAAGATATTCATTGATTTCTGCGGTAGTTCCCATGCGCTCATTGAGAATACGTTCAATTTCCGGGTCATATCGGGGAACACCGGCCACGTCAGGAATATTGCTATATTTGACGGTGAGAACATCGTAGATCATTTTCATGGCCTTATGAGAGCCTTTCAGCGGCTCAATAATGCTATGAAGCAGTTCGGCGGTCAACTTGCTTCCGCACATCTCAATGATTTTGAGGGCGTTTGCAACGTCCGTGGAATGGTCGGCGTTGTCCTCTGCAAAAGAAATGCCAAATTCTTTGCAGAACTGCCGGATCAGCCCCCGGATAGAATCGGAAAACTGCTTGTTCAGGTTTCCGGCTTCGCCTTTCAGCTTTTCAATAGCTTCCTGCTTGCCAAAATCAGAAAGCCGCTGGTTAAGATCAATCTGGCTAATCGTGTCACGGATTTTCCCGGCTTCCTGCTTGTGGGTGTGCTTGAGCATCAGGGCTTTCTTTGCGTAGGTTTCATAAGATTTTTCCATTTTGTTCACCTCATATCATTTTTGTTCCGTTGAACCACTTTTGATCTTTGTAGCGTTCAACGAGTTGTTCAATGTTCATTGAATCCATGTTTTCTATCAGGTCTTTTAATGCGGGGGTATCGAATCCGGGAAGTGCTGATTTTGTTTCAGCAGTTTCCAAAATGTGTTTGATTAGGGCAACGTACAGGGCTAACCACTTTTCAGGATCAGAGTTTACGCGGATGAAATCGGATCGTTTTGCGGAATCCGTGAAATACAGAATCGGATCAGCGGGTAAATATAGCCCATCTGAACCACAGAACATATCATCAATAAAAACTTTGGTCTGCTTTGTAACGCCCGGCAATGTGTTGATGTAGGCTTCACCATCAAACATATTTTCAAAATAATGTCTGTCGCTTATGTTTTTGCCCACCCAAAGCCGCCCATCTTCTTCAACATCGGCGAAAAGAACGGGAATAGCCTGTTTGTTTTTCTGTGATTCTTCCAGTTCTCGCAAGTGGTTCAAAAGCGTTCCTCTTGCCATCCTCTGTTTAATCATCCTGCAACCTCTTTTCCATGCTTGCAAGCCGCTGTACAATATGTTCATCTTCATGCAGAGCAACACCCAATTCAAGGATGGTTTTAGCCGCCGAAACCCGTGAAGAATCAGTTGCGGTACTGTCGCTCATAACGGTTCGCAGAACTTCCAGCGATTCCAAACAATAGCCCTGCGCCTTGTGCATCGTTTCGCCAAAAATATTATCTTTGACTTCCTGCAACACGTTTTGAAATGCCGTGTCTTTCTTCAGCCTGTATAGCGTAGGGATAGAAATGCCGGATTTTTCAGCGGCTTCTTTGCTTGTTGGACAGGTCAGAAGATTCATTGCAACCAATTCTTTGTTGATCCGTGCCACTCTTTCACCACCTTTCTGAATCTATCGTACCTCAATATAAATTATACCATATATAGCGTTTGCTGTGCTAAAAATGCACAACATTTAGTCATTTTGGGCAAAAATAAAAACCGGGGTGGTTAGCCCCGGTCGTTAATAATGCGGTATACAGAAGTAGTGGATAGCTTGTATTTTTCGGCGAGATCATCAACGTCAACGCCGTTATAGAAGTCCCGGCGAATAGCGTTATTGCGTTCCTGCTTTGAAGTGAACTCACCTCTGCCCGGTATGTAAAGCCGTTCGCCGGGAAAGGCTTCAAGGATTTGTTTGAATACCTCACTGCCTGTAATGCTTTTCAGTAACTTCAAATTAACTTCGTTCTCGCTCAATCAATCACCACCGTTTGACGTTAATATTTCAAAAAGTGTTCAAAATCGTTCAATCTGAATTAGAATCCAACAAAAATCAAAGTGCCCTCAACCTTTACAGGAACAGTCTTGACGTGATACTTCTCATTTTCAAGCAAATATTCAATTCTAGCAATAACCCGGCCTTGATCCAGACTGTCAAGCTGTTTGAACTTGCTTATCATCTCATAAAGAATTTCGTTAGGCGTGTTAGTCATAGTAAAGCACCTCTCTTTAGTATTTGACAGCGGTTGCAGGGCAGTTGTACAGCCTACAAAGTTCAATGAACTTATCAACCGTGGGGGCGGTCTTACCGCTTTCCCAACGTCTGATTGTGCGTTCGCCCATGTTCAGCCGTTCGGCTACTTCCTTTTGAGTGTACCCGGCATTCACACGCGCGGCGGCAAGCGAAATCTTAGAATTAGTCATTATTTGCAACCTCATTCTTCAGCATTGAAATTTACAGACACGCCGTTATCTTCTAGGAGTTTGATACAGTTGTTGATTTCTTTGGTAAGTTCGTCTGTATTATAAATGGGCTTGAAATCTTCTGTTTCTCCATACTGCTTGCGCAGTTTCCAAAGAACAAAGCTGATAAGAAAGGCATCATACCAACTTGTTTCAGCGGAATATTTGGGATAGCCCCAAATCATATCAAAGGTGATGCTGTCCGCAAAAACTCTTATCTTGCAAACATCTGCTTCCCACGGGTCGCCTTTTGTAACCCATTCAATCTTATTGATCTTCTGGATGTTGGACAGAAGATTAGCATATTCTTCGCCTGTCAAAATTATCAGTCCTTTCTTGCTACTGTTACCGTTGATACGGTTCGCCTATATTATATCTATCTTTTATATTTATTGCTGTTTAGCGTTGACGCACCGCCTTTGTATAGAAACTGTTTTGAACAGTAGCAACGGTAACACTCTTGAAAAATATAGCGAATATAAAACAATTTTCGAATGCTACCGTTTATTGTTACTGTTGTGCTACTGCTACTGTTCGTTACTGTTCAACGAACACTTTGCACTGCTTCCCGTTCAGGCGCATATTTTTAACAGTTGTTCCCAACGCTTGATTGAGCTGTTTTGAAAATGTCAGACGATTCACAGGGCGAAAGTTGTTTTTAATGCAAAACTCATCATAGCGGATGTAAACTTCTCGTGTTGCTTCATTGTAAATGCCCTCAACATCTCCGTTATCGTTCCGGCAGTCCTCAATAAAAGCTAAGATAGGGTTGTTTTCCTGCTCATAATCGGTTTTAGCTTGCTGTACCTTTTGAGAAACAGTAAAGTGCTTGTTTTTTAGTACACGCTTCAAACCACCAATCGCAAGCAGGATAAAATATTCCATTGCTTCTTGTTGGGTCAGCTTTACATTGATTTGCGGATCATAATCGGGATCATTTTCTGAAAATTTAGCGTTTAACGGGATTGTGAGAAGTCGTCGCATAGCCGCCCCGGTGGGGTCTTTCATACGGGGAATGTTGTTTGCTGAAAAAATCAACTTTGCATAGGGGATAAATTGGAAAGCGTCCTTTCCTTTGTTTTCGGCTTTAATGCTTTCGCCTGTTGCGATCTTCTTGAAAATCGCAACATCTTCTTTGAAAGAATCCGAAATATCATCGCCAAGGTTCGCTAACTTGCCGAATAGCATAGCGGTTGAAAATCTATCGTCAAGTTCTTTGAAATCAAGGGTTGATATATTTTTATCCCCAAGCATACCATGAAGCATTTCGATATAGGTTGATTTACCGTTGCTCTTGTCACCTACCAAAATCACGGCTTTACCGCCGCCTAACTTGTTATCACGGTATAGACACGCTCCAGCCACTTCTTCCAGCAAAGCGCGGATTTCCGCATCATTGCAGGAAAGGCGGTTCAACACATTGTCCACTAAAGGGCAAATTGCATCCGGCGTATAGTCCCAAGGAATCTTATTGGTGATAATGTGTTCCGGGGTAAAGCCCGCAAAAGAACCGTCAATGATGTTATACAGGCCGTTCTTAAACGCGATCAGGTGCGCGTCCTCTGGTTTAGTGTTGTCCCGGATCAGCAGATCAAGATAATCAACGACTTCAGACCGCTTCGCACGGTTTAGATCGGGGATGTGCTTAATCATGGCGGCTTCAATCTCGCCATATCCAGCGGTATAGATACCGTCCTTGTAAATGTGCAACTGATTATTGATCTTGATGATATGGGCGTTGTTCTTCAGGAAGATAGCGAACTTATCAAACAAGAACGTGCTACCGTTGTAGAAAACGGGTTTCTTGAACGAATCATCCCGCAAGATAGTTTCAATCTCGCTGTCTGACAGCGGAACTTTCAACACATACTTATTGATGATCCTAATGGTTTCCCGTGCTTCTTCCACGGTAAAATCATTGCTTTGCAGGGTCAGAATGTAATTGAACAGGGCTTGATTTCGTCCGTCCCCCTCTTCCATATCAAGAAACGCCATCTTGCTACGAACGGGAAACAGCCACCGGGGGAGCGGTTGCGCTTGCTCATTTTCGGCGGTATCATAGAGGATTTCACGCTCTACGCCGCCGTATTTAAGCACTTCATAGGAACTTTTCACGCCCACCTTAATATCAGCTTTCAAGCCGATTGCAAGGGTGCAATGGGTCTTACAGCCGCCCACGCCGCTATTTTTGAACAAGAAGTGCTTGCCCCGCGTGGTACGATAAACGCGGCAATTCAAAGAATAATCTTGAACAACTTTGAACAGAACATCCGAACTTTCCCCATCGTCCAAATCAACAAGGATCGTATCTTCTGCCAGAATCCCGGCGAACTCTGGTAAAGACTTCACCTGTTCATAGGTCTTAAAGTCCGTCCTGCCCTTGAACTTCTCCACGCACTGTTTATCTTTGGTTTCAACATATCCGCGAAAGAACAATTATCTCCCTTCTTTCTTTGCAGTAAATTCTAGTTGCTTTCGGAATCCCTCACTCATTTTCAATGAGATCAGTTACAGGTACATTCAAAGCCTTAGCGATTTTGCCAACAGTTGCGGGTTTGCAGTTGCTTCCCGTTGCAATTCTCCTGTACGTCTGGTATTGAATGCTGATCTCTTTGCAAAGATCATAAGGATTCATGCAGGCGGTCGCTAATGCAATCTGCAACTTTTGAAAATTAACTTTCAAATCGGTTCACCTCTCTTTTTATTCTGTATCAGCATTGCAGTACCGATACAGCGAATATGCTTGACAGATTGTTTTTTATCTGTTATTATCATTGTAACAGCTTGTTATTGCGCTGTCAATACCTGAAAGAGATTATTTTCAAGCTGTTCTTTCTGGAATGTATATGTTATACTAGTTCAGAAAGAGGGTGATTTGACATTGACAGTTAATGAAAATATCAAGAGAATCCGAAAGGAAAGGGGGCTTACTCAAAAACGATTAGGGGAAATTTGTGGAATAGCTGAACCCAACATACGAAAGTATGAGAACGGAAAACAAAATCCAAAGTTGGAAACTGTTGAAAAAATTGCATCGGCCTTAGGAGTAAGTGCATTTGAACTAATGGGAGTAGAATACTTTGATCTTAAAAATCCAGATGCAGGAAAGCAATATGCAGAGTATAACAGCTTTCAAAACTATCTTCGTTCACTAGGGTATGCAGTTAAAGAAGAACTAGATGGAAGCCAAGAGGAAAGTACATTGTGTTCGTATGTGATTACTGGAAATGGTATTTCTGTGGTTTTGTCTGGTAAGGAGTACGATCAACTTCAATCATCCACGGGAGATTTGCTTTTTTCATTTTTATGGAAAAAGCAACAGCAGAACAAAAAATAAGCCGTCACCCTCTGTAAAGGGCAACGGCTCAACACATCCGGCTATCATCTGCAAGTGATGGCCGGAAATGGCGCATATAAGCGTTGTATGGCGTTTTTGTGGGGCGAGAGTATTCTTTTCCTTGCTTAACGCAAACGCTTGTATATAAAAGAAATCCCCGCCTACTGCAATAGACAGGGATTCCGAAAGCAACCAAATCAAGAAACCTGCAAAGAATCGTGAAGTGGTCTATGTGTAAGTATACCATTCCATGATTCAAAAATCAACGAAAGGAAAGGTATACTTATGACAGGCGGAACAAGAAAACGCGGCGCAACATGGTCTTACTATTTCGATTTGGGAAAGATAGACGGTAAGCGGCAGAAGAAAGAGAAAGGCGGCTTTAAGACAAAGAAAGAAGCCGAAACCGCACTTGCCAAAGCTATCAACGAATACAACAACGCCGGGGCAGTCTTTACCCCGTCCGAAATCACCGTTTCGGATTATCTGGATCAGTGGTATGATCTGTACTGCAAGCCGAATCTGAAATACCAGTCCCAAGTAACTTATTTGCGAATCATCGAAATTCACTTGAAACCCAAGTATGGAAAGTACAAGCTAAAGGCTCTTACATCGGCAATTTTGCAAGAATACGCCAATGATCTGAAAATGAGCGGACTTGCCAAGAAATACGTTTCGTGTATTTTAACTGTCTTTGGTGCGGCCTTAGATTATGCAGTTGAACCCATGCACTACCTTTCCGCAAACCCTATGCGCTATGTGAAACTCCCCAAGATAGAACGTAGCCCCCGTGAACGCATCGTGCTTGCAATGGAAGATTGGAACAGGATCATTGAACGCTTCCCGGCTGAATCACGGTTTCATATTCCGTTGATGATCGGCTTTTATACAGGCTTGCGCATCTCTGAAACATTCGGCTTGACTTGGGATGATATAGACCTTGAAAAGCGGGAACTTACCGTAAATAAGCAGATTGTCAAGCGCAACTTTGGGGCAGATGTTCGGAAAGTGGTAGAGAAAAAGGATAAAAGAGAACTCCGTTCATCGTGGTACTTTGCAACGCCTAAAACACAATCTTCCAAACGAACAGTAAAGTTTGGCGAAATGCTCTATCAGGCTTTGAAGCAAGAACGCGCCGAACAGATGAAGCATGAATTAAAGTACGGTGAACGCTATATTATTCAAGTTATAAAGAAAGAACTTGATGAAAAAGGCAACAAGATGCAAAGGATCGTACCCGTTCAGAAGAGTTTGCAATCTGATCTCCCACGGGTCAAGATGGTTTGCGTTACAGAACGCGGCGAATACACCTCAACGGATTCTTTCAAATACTGCTCTAAGATTATCCATAAGGAATTGAAGATTGCTTTTGATTATCATTCTTTGCGGCATACCCATGCAACGATCTTGATTGAATCGGGGGCAGATGTAAAGGACGTTCAAACCCGTTTGGGACACGCAAACATTCAAACCACTCTGCAAACCTATGTACATGATACGGAAACGATGGCAAACCGTTCTGTTGACATTTTTGAACAGGCAGTAAAGCAAAAGAAGCTGTCATAAGGACAAACAAAAAAGAGGGTTGAGCCGCTGAAATGTTCAACGGTTCAACCCTCTTATCATATTCAATGTTCAATGGTGGCGAATGGGTGGCAAATCGCCATTTTTCAAGCCAATAAAACGCAGAAAATCAAGGATTCATGCGGGTTAATACTGTACTACACTCATAAGGGAGAGATTCAGGAGTTTGCAAGTGAGTTCCAGTGACGCTTTTTCCTCCGCTGTCACACGGAACTTGATGACGTGCGTTTTGTTGTTCGGCGTGTCGTGGCGCTGGGAATTGCTAGGGGGCGATTGAACATTCGTTTTGGTCATTGTACCTCCTGTCTGTTCGATAACTCCTCGGTAAAGTTATGTAAAGCACGACACGCCGTTGCTGTTCGCACCGTCAGGTGCGAACCATGAGCAGGGTTTGGGGTGGGACCGCGTTTGCGAAGCGTAGCGGAGCAATGAAAGCCCCAGTGGGGCTTTTAAGCGGCAGCGCGGTCTGCGACAGCAGATGGAGGGGCGTTGCCCCGACAAGCGCTACCCCAACAAGATCACTTGGAAAACTCGCAGGAGTTTGAGAAGTGAAGTCCCGGATGGACAGGAAATTTTCAAGAATTGAAAATTTGTGGCCACGGGACGGTTCTTGCCCTCTACCGCTGCGCTCAAAACGTATTTTTAACAAATGTTTCCGAATTGTTAAGACGCAAAAATAAGTAGAGAGTTCCGCTGCTCGTGTATGTTGATCACCGTTTGCTCCGAACGAAGTTCCTGCCCCTGTTTCGCAGCGGCGTTGACGGAAAGTCGGTATCACGTTCGGTCGGCTCATGAAATTTTCAAGGTACGTTTCCCATAAAGAAAAATACCGCCCAAGCAGCGCAGCGATGGATTTTGTCGGGGTGAATCGGCGGCAAAATGAATCGGGTGTGTTGCGGGGCGGTTAATTCTTCGTGGACTTTTCCTCACGGAAGTGGTGGGTCTCACGGTGATAACCAACCACTTTCTGTGCCTGTGTTCAAAATGAACACGACCACATCTTGTGGATTGCTTGTAACCAATCCACAAAATCAGTGGGACTTTCGGAAATAATAGCATATTCTCTGCAAGGTATCAACACTTTAGGAGAATGAATACATGAAATAGGCAAAACATACACAGTACAAGTGGAAAGCAACACTGTGTTTTAGAGAAACCCTTAATTCTCGCAGGTCAATCGTACTTTCACGGTAAAAGTTCGATTGCGGATTCATGATGGTTATAGTCTGCGGGTTGGATTAGGACTTTTTTGTGCGATGCAGATCGATCATTATTAACAGTGCTGTTATGCCTACCACGATTAAAAATCTGATGGTAAATGGAGCGTTCATATTTAATCAAGCAAGAATAACGTGAACAGCGCGGTCATACTCGGCAATGGTGCGGTTAGCCCATGGCGGTAGCCCCACTGCGGGGCAAAAACAACGGTCTGGCTATCAGTGAAAAAGCACGAAAGACCACTATAAGCGTGCCGTAAGGCAGAAACAACACAAAAAAGAGGGCTGGCAGTGCCAGCCCTCTTGACATACCCGGCTATCAAAAGCCCGGGTTTTTGAAGCAAAGCTAAAAAGCGGGGTCAGTT